CATTCGGGAAAATTATGATATACTTTATTTAAAATTGAAAATGGAAAATGAATGTCGGGAAGATAGTTTGTTTGTAAAACAGATTTCAGTCCCGACTGTATTTCAGACAGGAACTCATTGAACGCAAGCCTTGATGAAATATTTTGTTTAAACACATATGTTTTGATATGATGAAAACGGTGTGTTATAACCACTACATTAACTCAAAAGGAGGATTATTGTGAAAGAAACTATCTGCACAATTCCGATTAACGATATATTTATGCCGAAATGCGGTTGTCCGTTTTGCCGAATGGAGAGTATGCTTGAGGAGCAGTATGTAAAATTCATTACGGGCGATGCGATGATGGAGCCTAATATCAGGATTGAAACCAACAAAAAAGGCTTTTGTCACCGCCATTTTTCGCAGATGTTTGAAAAAGGACAAAAATTGCCGAATGCGCTTATTCTTGAAAGTCATCTTCAGGAAATTATTGATAACGATATGCCGAAAAAGCTGAAGGGCAAGCCTGACAAGAAACAGCTTGAAGTCATTAAAAAGCGACTTGATTCGTGTTATGTATGCGACAGAATTGAGTGGGATATGCACCATTTTTGCGACACGATTTTTGTTGAGTGGGCAAAGGGAGAGGAGTTTTATAAGCTGTACAACGAACAGCCGTTTATCTGCTTTAAACACTACGATTTTATTATGAATGTTGCAACCCAAAAGAGCAAGCTGCCGTCAAAGCTTTTACCGCAGTTCTATGCCGAAACAGCAGGTCTTACAAAAAAATATCTGCTGTCGCTTAAAGAAGATATCACATATTTCTGCTCAATGTTTGATTACCGCAACCACGGCAAAGATTGGGGAAGCTCCAAGGATTCAATTGAGAGAAGTATTGAATTTTTGACAGGCGAAAATCCGTAAACGGCGAGCCGACTTTTTATGTTCATGAAGATAGTTTGTGAATGTCAAAAAACATATTATGCCCGAGCGAAAGGTTTAATTAATGTAAAATTGAAAATTGAAAATGGAAAATTAATGTCGGGAAGACAGTTCGCAAAATAAAATGCAATGTCTTCCCGACTGTTTTGTTAATATGAAATTTACTGTTAATTTATGGCGAACACGGTTCGGCGCTACTGACAAATTTTTGATATAAACAAAGATTGTATCAGAACCTTACTCGGGTATCTGATGCAATTTCTTTATCCGACTGTCTTCTCGAATAGACTGCGGTGGCACACCGCCGACCGCAATTTTCAATTTTCCATTTTCAACTTTCAATTAAAAAAGTCCCGTTAGGACAGATATGTTCTCGCCTTTGCGAAACTCTTACCGACTGTCATTAGCACTGCCATACTGCCATAACGGCGTTGAAGTATTCGTCAGAGAGAACCTTTCTCAACTGTTCTATGCCGAATTCGTCATTCATATATGCATTGCGGATGTTTCCGCCGACCTGCATTTCTTCACCGTTAAAGGTCAAAAACTGCTGTCTGAGTACCGACACGCTGTCCTTTGTGAGCATATCGAGTGTGATTTTTTCTTTAAGTTCCATTTTTTCATACCTCCGTTATTTTTATATTTTGTAAATCAAAGAAAAGTTTACTTGCTCATCAGCGACGAAATCATAAGCCTGTTTATTGAGCGGAGTAAACTGCAACCAAGCCGATTTGGTTACACTGGCTCTAAACATACCGCCGTTTTTGCTTATGCCGATATCGTGAACAATCACATCCGATTTGTTTGGAAACGGCATATTGAGCAAGGATATTGCAGATGTTCCGCCTAAAGATGTTGCGTTCATAATGACGGTGACATTTACAATAACGATATCGCCAATTTTTTCATAAACGCAAGTTGCAGATTTTATTTTATCAATCAAAGTAGAGTACGGAGTAAGAGTAGCTGTACCAAGTTCAATATTTGATGAATCGTATTTAGTCGCCAAGGCGGTTTTATCTACTTTAACAAGCAGAGCATTGTAAACCGTGCCGCTCGTGAGATAACACGGGCTGTTATTCGTTGGTTCGCTGTCAAACGGCATTGAATCAAGTTTTCGGGCAAGTTTCTCATTTGTTTTTTCTCGTGTATATGCATCCGTAATTCCGTACCCTGCGAGTGTTGTAGCCTTATCTGCTTTTTTTGCAAGATTTGCGTCGGCCGTATCAAGCCTTGCTCCAAGCGAATTATGGCTGCCTCTTGCGTTTTTGACTTCTTTTGTGATTTCCACAATCGAGCTTGCTCCCGGAAAAGCTTTGCTGTCATCGTTGATTACGCTTTTGCCCACACGCAAACAAACGGTTTCAGCAGTTATGATTTCGTCGCCTTCCATAAGCACAATGTCCATTTTGCAAATTCCCGACAAAGCAAGCATTGTGTCTGTGAGCGTAACTGTGACTACATTGTTTTCGGCGTCAACAATAGCGGCAACGCTGTCCGCAACGATTACATCGTCAACCGTAGCATTGACTTTTGCTGACATCGTAGAGGCAAGGTCAACAGTTTCACCGTTGACGGTGAACGCAAAATCAATAATGCGTGAGCCTTTGTCGCCCTGTCTGACTTCTAAAATTTCATAGTTTTTGCAACTATTAATTTCAAGCGTCATTTTTGTATGATTAATGTTCAAATTTTTTCACCTCATTTAACTATATAATCAGATAACTTTGACTTCGCTGTGCCGAGTTCGAGACTGTTCCACCGTTCGAGTACGAAATCATAGTCTGTTTTAATTATTTTTGCTTGCAAAGTATCGTTTTCAGTATCAACATACACCGTGTCGCATAAATGCAGTCCAAGCATTTCATTAAGTGTTGGGGGATAATCAACCTTGACATTAAGCGTAGGTGCTCCATTAGTGCTTGCGAGCTGACCTCTTAACACCTGAGCCTGTATGTTAAGTTTCTGAATCAAAAGGTCTTTGTTTTCACCTGTCTGAGCATTAAAATTCCAGTAGCCCGTCGCATCACCAATATCAACCGAGCCACCGTCTGTTACATCAACAGCTTTAACCTTAATTAACTTTGATTTGTGGCTTTTAAGTTCCTGTGGCTGTGAGCAAAGCACAACATTGCGCTTTGCATAGGCATCATAGCAAGTCGCATATGCCGCCACGTGCGAGCAAATATCGTCCGAATCAAGCGTTTGCGTTAAACTGCTCAGATTTTTCCCCCACTTTAAATGGTATTTAGTAGTTGCTCCACGGTTTTTTAAAAGAGACACATTGAAATTGTTATATTTATACTCGCCTCCGAAAACATCAACAAGTGAGCCGTCAGCTCCGCCCATAAAATCTCCGAGAGTACACGGAGTAACAAAACCGAGTGTCATAGAGGATTTTGTGGTGATATCAGATGTAAATTTAAAGTAGTGCGCCCACAAGGTCATTTGCGTTTGCAAGCCTTCTTCCTGCCCTGTACAAAGGTAATGCCACCATTCCGCAGGTGTGCGCATTATGTCTGTTTGATTTTGTACTTCAACCAAAAAATTGTTATACAGATTATGCTTGATATGCTTTGCTTTGATTACAACGGATTTTTTATCCTTGTACTGCAAATTATAGATTTCAAAAAATTGCGGTTCGTCTGTCGGATTTGGTTTTGCCTTAATGAAATACTGCGTGTCGAGTAAATCAGCACATCTGTCCGTTGTTGATAGTTCCATTTCGAGCAAATAATCACCGTTTCGTTCCTCGGTAACTTTACCGCTGATTATTTCCGTAATCCGTCCGAGCAGTTTAAATCTACTTGGGCCGATTGTTTTAAAATCCGATTTATACAACAAGGGGAACACTTTTACAATCGCCTCCAATTTGGTTTTATCGACAGAAACGCGTTTTTATATGTCGTTACTACAATTTGATTGTCTCCGACCTTTAGCTTAGGGGGGATAGTATCGTCAACAAAATTAGTTGTACCGTCTGATTTGTGTGCAATATATTGCATAGTTTCGCCGTCAAGCACGGCGTAGTCATAACCACCTGTGCACTTCAAATCAAATGATTCACCGTTTATGTTAATTTTAGCAACTGCCGTAGTGCCACCGCTAACATTCGTGTTAGTTATGATGATAGTAGGTAAGGATTCATATTGTTCGGGATTGTGCAAGGAAACCGATTTATTAACTTCAAAATCAATAGTCCGCTGTCCAAGTTCTGAATACCACCACGGCTTGCGGTTGAATTTGATTTTAGTTGTAAGTAATGTTGGGAGCTCACGAACAATATCGTCAGCATTTGATATATAAGCCTCGGTGAAATATCCGGGGTTATAAGTATCCTTGTACTTTTGGTAGCCACGATTTAAGGTCAGCCATTCAATTACGGCCCTCGCAAGATGTTTTGCTGACAATTCGGACAGGTACGGCAAAAAGGAAATTTCACGCTCAAATTCAACATTCTTCCACCGCCCATTATCAAGCAAGACATCACCGTCTCTACACGGGATTTCAACCGTTGAAACATCTCTGACGGGAATTTCGTGCTGTGGTGCTTGTGTGATACGACCGCCGAAATATGATAGCCATTTACCTCCGAAATAAAAGTTATGCATACGCTTTCTGCCTCCTTGTTACTTCATCGGCGAGCCGATTGCTCATATCGTCAACGAAGCTGTCAATATCCATGTCGTTATTAATAGCGACAGAGGGGATATTAATACTAATGTTGTTGACGATGTTAGTTGAATCATTTCCAAATACTGAGCTTCTGTCTTCACGCTTTGACTGGCGGTACTTCTCGGCTTCTTGAGCTGTGAGAACTGCCTCGCCGGCATCAAGATATGCGGCGAACTTATCGTGTGGAACATAATCAATACCGGCACGGAAACGAGGTAAGGTTACTTCCGGAATCGGATCTATTTCCCAGCCAATCATTGATGTTGCCCAGTTTACGCCTTCCAACAATTTATTAATAATCCAAATAATGCCGTTGATTACATTCTCAACGAATGTGGGTAAAAGGTTAAATACATTTTTGAAAATGTTAACAACACCGTTCCACGCTTGTTCCCAATTGCCCGAGAACACACCTTTAACGAAATCTACAATTCCATTAAAAATCCCCGAAAGCGGTTCAAGAATTTTTTTAACTCTTTTAATTGCATTGCCTAAAACTTCTGAAAAGATATGTGCAAGCCATTCAATCACCGGAACAAGTGCAGGGATAAGTGTTTCAAGCATTTCACCGAGTAGGCCAAGAACCGGTCGAAGAGCGTCAAAAACCAGTGAGATGACAGGTGATAGCTGTTCAAGAACAGGCTGTAAAGTGCTGACAATCGTGTTACATAATTCGCTTATAATCGGAATAAGAGGTGTTAAAAGGTCATTAAGGAATGTAGCTAAATCCTCTATAATCGGAGTAAGTGCCGCCAATAAGCTGTTGAGCAATACGCCAGCAAGCTGAACGAACACCTCGATAACGGGCATTAAGAGTTCTACAAGCGTGCTGAATAATGGCATTATCGCTTGAATTATTTGCATAAAATACGGAAGTAAATCCTGTATAATCTGCATTAAAGGCGGAAATAATTGCTCGACAATTTGTACAATGAGAGGGGCTAACTGCTCTATAAGCTGAGCTATAAACGGCAGTAGTTCCTCAATCAACGGCATAATCTGTTCAAGCATTGACACAATTATCGGGGCAACCTCTTCGCAAATGTTAATGAGCGCAGGCGCAAGGCTATCAGCTACACCTTCAATAATCGGTGATAACTGCTCAAGCAGCTTGCCGCCTAAACCAATAAGCGAATTAAGCACGGGTTCAGCGACAGCACCAATTTGCGCCATTGTATCCGACAACTGCTGATGAGCTCTGTTGGATTCCATTACATCGCCGTTTGTTTCTTTATACTGAGCCGACGCATCAGAATATAGCGATGTGAGCGTGGATGTAATTAACTGCTGTCGCTCTTGTTCTGAGGAGCATTTTGCAAGTTTTTCGTTGAACTCATCTTCTGATACGCCCATCCAGTTAAGTGCATCGGCAAGCGGACCTGTTACCTGTCCAACTTTTGCGGTTTCGTTTGCCGCCTCTGTCAAACCCTCAATAGGCAAGGAATCACCGAATTGACCGTAAACACCTGTGCAAATTTCCGTCCAAGATTGCAAGTCTTTGGTGGAATTACATAGCAAAGAAAGGTGGTTTGCGGCTTCCGTCGCTTGTCCGCTGTCGCCAACCACAGCATAGAGGTCGGAATATGTTTGCTTTGCGTCTGCCGCTGAGAATTTGTTTGTGGTGAAAGCTGTGTCAAGTTTTCCCATTTCTGTTCGGTATTCTCGGGTGCTCTCTGCAACAGCGGACAATGCTCCTACACCTGCCGCTGCTCCACCTACCAGAGCAGTTCCCCATTTAGCTGCTGTTTTGATTCCGCTACCGAGTGTTGAAGCAACGCCCTTGCTTTTCTTCTCGGTTTCGGCGATTGATTTGTTTGCTTCATCATTATTTACGAATATAGAACCAAATAACTTAAATACTTCAACAGCCATTATTAGCTACACCTCCTCCCATTTATAATTGTCAAGGTAGTTTTCAATCTTTTTTTCAATTTCTTCCGTATTGACCGTATCAATAATGTTTTCGGGCCGTGTCGAGCCTGTTGCCTTGTTAACGAAATCCGTGTACGACAAGCCTGTGAAATTTCCTACAACAGTCAAAATATAGGCTTTATAAAGCAATTCGTCATTACGGTCATTTATAGCGTTTTTGATAATTTCGACAGCATCGGAGAAAGACAACTCATGCAGTATGGCAGTATTGCCGCAACAATACTGCATGAGCATTCCATATGTTCTTACTTCAAGACTAAGGCTGAGGTAAAAAAACTTTTAATATCATTCTCTCTGATGATTTTCTTTACATTGCTGAGGACTTCGGGAATACTTAATTTACTTACATCATCAGCAGTAATGTCGCCTCTGATATCGGCCAGCAATGAATAAAATTCCTGTTCTGTTTCTTTGTTTGACAAAGAAGTTAACAGCGTAATCACAAATTCAAGACCGACCGCTTCAGTGTTGACTGTTTCATCTTTGCTGTTATTTTTAATAGCGATACGATTTGCAAAGTCTGCAATTTCCTCTTTGATGTCTGCTTTTTTGATAATGCGAGCAAGAGTGAATGCGTCTTTAATGCTTAATTTTCTCATAATTATGCCTCCGATGTTTCCGTTGTTTCCGTTTTTTCTGTCGGTCTGAAAATCTTAAACGGCGGTTTGATTTCATCCTCTGAATCATAAACTTCGGGTGAAAGGTTACCATAGAACTGAGCCTCCACCTTGCCATTATCTTTGTCGGCAATCGCAAGTGTAAGACCGTTCTCATTGAAGCCGTTGAACACCTGAATAATGCACGGCTTATCCTCTCCGAGGAGACAGCCTACCCAAGTGATATTCTTAATGTAGTCACCGTCAAGAATAACATCTCTACCCGTGATTACATCGTAGCCTACGACCTTTTCGTCTGTGCCTTTGTCGGCAATTCCAAGGCCATAAATGAAGTTCTGGGTAGTCATCTCAGCAAGTGTTGCCTTGATGTAAACTTCCCAACCGTCAACTACTGTGTCGCCTTTAGTTCTTGTTTTTACGCCGTCAAATTCAAGGCGTCTGAGTGTCGGCTTTGCGGAAAATTCGCCGCCTTTGATTGTTACACCAAGACATTTGCCTGCCGTTTTAGCACTTGCATATGTGTCCGTAGCAGGATCGTAATTTGCGAAAAACGCACCTGCATCAAGGAGCATATGGTCAGCCGTCTTATTGCTGTAACCGCTGTACGGTTTAATCTTTCGTGGCTTAACTGTTGCCATTTCAATCGTCCTCTCTTTCATAAACCCTCAATTCAAGGGTTGCCATTATTCTATTTATTGTTTTGTCCGATTCGGCGACATACTGCCTGTCGCTGTTGTTGTAAAACTTGTAATGCCGTTTACCCTGTGTATAGGTTGCTCTCGCAACATCCGAATAGATTTCATCCACAATATTGTCGATTTTCTCGGTGGTGAACCTATCATACAGATTAAGCGTAACAAGATATTTCTTGTACGGCTCATCGGTGTAAAGCTGTTTAATCTCATAAACAAGCCTCGGGAACCCGTCACCAATCATAAAAAATGAAGGGGCATACTGCGATAAAACCGCACTCAAAAAATTCTTAATGCTATTCACCGCTGTATTCCCCCTCGTTCAGTTTGCGTTCTGCCTCTTCTGTACCTACGGCACTGAGGTATTGCTGTTCAATCTTTATAATGTCTTTGATGTTGCTTTCGGCAGCATCGCTCAATGCTCCGATTTTTGGAGCCTTGCTTGTACCGATTTCTTGATACAAGCCATAGAATCCGCCCGGCTTAAAACCAACCTGCAGGTCAGGAATTTTTTGCTTTGAGCGTACCCAATACTGTGTGTTTTTCGCCAAGCGTCCCGTCCTGCGTTTTATTTTTTGTCGTGACCGTTTACATACCAACTTGCCGACATCACGCAGAGCGGCTCGTTCAAGCTCTTTGAGCGTATATTGAATACGGTCAACATTGCTGATTATCTCAACGCCGTTTTTTGTGATTTTAACTGCTTTAGGCAAAGACATTATTCTCACCTACCACATCCGTTAAATACAGCTCCGTACGCTCTGTGCCTTTAATCTCATACGCACGATAAATCTTAAACCTCTTATTTTCGAGATAACAAAATTCTTCGTTGTGGTACTCAAACGAGTTGACTTCAAGCATACATTCGGGTTTCAACCCGTTCGCCTGTGCCTGAAAAAATTCAGATTGTCGAACATATTTGCGTTGTGCATAAATCGTTCGGAGCTTTTCCTGATACACAATTTCGCCGATGTCATTGGTTGTTTGCCCTGACTTTTCAATCAGTTTAACAAGTGTGTCAGCGTTCATCTGTCTGCACTCCTCTCGCCGCCATTGAGTCACGCAATTCTTCGTAATGCCGTGCCCATTCGCTGTCGGCGGTAATCGAGAAATAAGCGCGGCAATAGAATTTAATTGCCTGCATAACAAGTGCAGTTGAGTTTTTGTCGTTGACATCAACTCCTGCACCTGCCATGTCACTTTTGGCAGAATCAATGAGGGCAGATATTTCATCATCGAACAACACCGTATTGATACGGAGCGAAACCTTTACGGCTTCAATTTCATTTGATACTGCCATAATTCAAACCTCTTTTAAGCGCTCTTTTTTACGAGCTTAACAAGGCTGTGAGTATCCACGACCTTACCGTCTGCAAGCATTACGGCTTTAAGGACTGTGTTATCGGTATCGTCTTCCTCGTATTTCTTGACGCTTAAGCCCATTACCTCGTTGAAGATGTAATCGTTAAGATTGAACATCATCGCAAAGGTTGTGTTGGCTGAAACCGTGTCAGCGTACGAATCCATATAGCCGTCTGTCGGGATAACAGCACGACCAAAGAGGGAGAGCGACGGCTTGCCGTTAAGTCCTTCGGACATACGAGCGACAGGCTGACCGTTGCTGTCTGTAATGCCCATGAATGCAAAGAATGACTTCTTTGTCATAAGCCATACAGCGTCATCGTATGCGGCAGGAAGAGCCGCCTCGGCGGAGCAAAGTGTTGAATATGTGAGCTTGCCGGTTTTTGCAATCTCGATTGTCTGACCGTCAGGCGGAGTGCATGAAAGAATGCCGGTTGGCGAACCTGAACCCGAACCCTTAACGATTGCCATTTCACAAGCCTTAACAACTGCATTCTTAATCTGGTCGATAAACTGTGATTCAAAAGTGTCAAGTGCAGTCTTTGTCATGAAGAGCGAGAACGCAACCTTGCATTCAAGCTTATAGCCGGCAAAGACAACCTTGTCAGTAGTTACTTTCTGCTGGTCTGAACCCTTTTCCTCATCAACCCAGCTTGCTGTTGGACGGATGTTCTGTGTGGGGATAAGAAGTGCCGTCGGATAAGCCGTCTTGAACACTCTTGCGTAAATTTCGCCGATTTTTTCAAGTTCAACGATTAAACGCTGATACATTGTGGTCGGCACAATAGCCGCCGCAGTGCTTGATGTGGTCTGTGATGCCACATTCATAAACTTCTGTGGCACGGGTACGCCGTTCTGAATATAATTAGCAAAAGCTTTTCTGTATTCAAGTGTTGCGTACATATCCGTTACCTGTTCGCCCTCATCTGTAAGGTCGATGTTTGCCTTGTGATTTTCAAATGGTGCAGGCATTTTAATTCCCTCCTCTGCGTTTTTATTTGCCTTGTTTACGGCAGAATTTTCAAAGTCGCTGTCGAGCTTGTCAATCTGCTGTGTGATCTCTTTCGCCTCGGCGAGCTTATTCTCTGCGATGAGCTTTTTCGCCTTGTCATAGAGAGCATTTCTCTTATCGAGATATTCCTGTTTGTTCATTCTTCTTCAACTTCCTTTCGTTTGAGTAATTCAAGTTTTGCTGTAAGCTGTGTTTTTTCGTCCCTCATCTGTTTAATGATTGTATCAGGGATAAGACCACTAAGGCTTGCCGCAAGTTTAACCTCTTTTGGCTTTTCAGCATATTCTGTGACCTTATCAATAAAACCTTTTTCAACCGCCTCGTCAGCAGTGAGCCAAGTTTCTTTATCCATAAGTCCGATAAGCTCATCCTCGCTCATACCCGTTTTAAGTCGGTAAGCTGTTGCAACGGCTTTACTTGCTTTAAGCAACACGCCTGATTCGTGTGCCATGTCATTGTAATCGCCTGCGGCATAGCTTGAAACATTATGAATCATAAACATACCTGTTGGCACAATCTCAGATGTGCACGCACAAGCGATGTATGAAGCGGCAGAGGCGGCAAAAATGACCTTGATTGTAGCCTTGCTTTCGGCGAGCATATCGTAAATTTCGGAGGCGGCAAAGATGTCACCACCTGATGAATTGATAACAACCTGTACACCCTCATCATCCGCCACTTCGTAAAGCTGTGAGCGAATGTCAGCTGGGCAACAGGAGGCTACTCCAAACCAGTCGTAAATCCACTTATCATCATTCGTAATGATAGGGCCTTTAATGTCAATTGTTTTCGGCATCATTTTCACCTCCTTCGTCAACTGCAACTGTATCTAATCTTCTGAGCGGAGTATCACCGCCCGGAACAGGAGCAAGGCCAAGCGATTCTCGCCATTCGTTCGGGAGCATTGCTCCACGGTCTACCATTCCGGCGAAATTCAGTTTTGTTTTAAGGCTTGCAGATTGTAGATTGAACGAACCTACTGCGATGTAATTTCCACAACTACGCTGACGGCGAGTGAATAGTTTCCGTGTCAGCTCGTTTTTAAGCTGAATAATTTTAGGTGAAATCACCGCCTCGAAATAGGCGTTTTCTTCATCTTCGTTCGCTGTTGATGTGATAATTTTCACATTAGTGTTAAAAAGCTCAAGGATTCTGTTTTTCGTTCTATCCATTTGCAAAGCATTAGGAACATAGTCATTCGGGGTTATCTGATTTGCGTCAACTTTTGCGTCAACTGCCGCAACACCCACGGAGCTGTTGCTGATGTTAAGATAGTTATCAGCAAACGCTTTTGCGTTCTTCTTCAAGTCCTCAGGGCGCAACGATGAAGTATATTTCAACAGCCATTTAATTACGCTTGAATTTCGGATAGCGCTAATAATGCCACTGTCAGTCGTTTCAACAATTTCAAGCAGAGGAGCAAGAGCCTTAAATTTACCGCTGCCGAATATATCGTTTTCAGCAAAATCATCACGCAAATGTATGACATCTTCGGAGGCAAAACGGTAGGTCTTGCCGTTTGCAAGGATAAATTCATAAACAAGGTTGCCGTTAGTGTCGTACAAATCCGTAGCTGATTTAGCCGGTATGAAATACAATTCCGTAGGCAAGCCGTTTGTGTCTCTAATGATGAGCCAAAAAGCATTGCCCGATAACGATAACTGTGTACTTGTCCTGTATAGAAGCATATCCATTGTTGTATACGGGTTGGGTTCTTCAAGCAAGAACTTGACGTAAGGTTCGGGATTGATTAAGAGGTCTTTTCTGCCGTCAACGATTGTTTCTCTTATGTGTTTAATGGATAACTTCGAGAATCTGAGAGCCTGTGCATTAACGCAAGCTCGGACGGTGTCGGAATCATATGCTCTGTTGCCCCACAAGAAGAAATTTGAATTATTCTGTGTAACAAGTTCAACCCTTGAAAAATTCTTTGTCTTTCTGACATTGCGAACAGAATTTAAAAAGTTCTTAAATTTTCCCACTCTCTCACCTCCTAAACAATGCTTAAATATTCATCTTCGTATTCAAAATATATCGTGTAAGCGTCAAGCAATGCCGCAGTACCGTCAATTCGTCTTGTTGACTTTGAGGTCTTAATCGGCTGTATATTACCGTTTCTGTCCTCATCTATTGCGGTGTTTGCAAGACACCATTTATCAATTGGATTGTTGTTGTAAATTATTCTTTTCTTTACAAGGTCGGCTTTGAGAGCTTTCATCGGAGCAGACAGCGTTTTCTTACCCTGATGTACAGCTTCCATAACGGTAGGACCGAAGGCGTCAATCATCTGATTAACCCACATCTGAGCTGACCAAGCGTCATAGCCCTCTTTCCACAAGTAAATGTCGTATTCGTCTTGTAATTCTTGATACCACTCCGTAACAACACTTGCGTCGATTTTGTTTCCGGGGCAGGTACGCATAAAGCCTTGTTCTATCCACTTGTCATACGGGATCTTATCCTCGGTTACTTTTTTCTCCACAAGGTCTGCCGGTATCCAGTACATAGACAACACATAAATGTTTTCATTGTCAGGCACTCGGAACAACATCTTGGCCGCCGTAAGGTCGGTTGTGCTTGATAAATCTGCTCCGCCTATGCCATAGGTTGGATGAAGCTTCTTTACATCAAATTTTGTTTCGTTGTTAAGCTCCTCGAAATTGAGCCACGATTCAGTTGATGTTTCGGCTATGTTAAATTCTTTGCATACAAGGTTGCGTACAAGTGACGGATTCGCCTGCGCTTTCTTGACTTTGCTTGCAAGAGCATTTCGATTTTTAATCGTCCCAAGTCCGGGGTTAGCCTTTTCCCAACAATCGGGTTTTTCCCATTCTTCACGCTTGTCAAGCTCGTAGATGATGTAAAGGCTGTGTTCGTCCTTGTAACCTACATCGTCAAACAAACCATTCGTAGTGCGAACGGCATCGTCATAGATTTCATCGTAGATGTCCTCTCTGATTTTTCCGGCTGTTGTTGTCACAAGGATAAGCGGTTGGTCTCGCCCGATCGTACCGTCTGCCATAATGTCATACAGCTGTCTGCCGTTTTTCCACTGGTGCAACTCATCCATTAAACAACAATGCACATTTAGACCGTCAAGCGTGTCCGAATCAGAGGCAAGCGGCTTAAATACTCCGCAGTTGTAATCTTCTGAACTCAATTCATTCAGCAGTGGTTTAATTCGCTTCAATAGAGTTTCACTCTTGCGAACCATTCGTTTTGCTTCTTGCCAAATAATCTTGGCTTGGTCACGCTTTGTAGCAACTGCATACACTTCGGGACCGGGTTCACCGTCACCGATGAGCATATACAAGCCTATTGCAGAGGCAAGCAAAGACTTGCCGTTCTTTTTTCCGATAATCAGAACAGATAAGTTATATTGTCTTATACCGTCATCGTCTACAAAGCCAAATGTCGCCGCAAGCCACGCTTTTTCCCACAGTTCAAGCTTCACAAGCTGACCGCCCATTTTGCCTTTACTATGTCGGCAATAGTTTTCAACAAATTCAATGATGTGATTTCCTCGCTTAGCTTCGTAATGATAGCCGTCTGTCGGATTAATCACTTTATCGCTTAAATGTTTGTACCACTTGCGTATTTTGTCGCAAACAGTAACCTTGCCGTTCTTTATCTGCTCGTAATATTCAAGTATCGGATTATAGCTTAATGGATAGCGTTTCAAAGCTTGTCACGCCCTTCAACGAAATCGTCAAAGCCGTCTGTTGTCACAGCCTTCGCCTCGGTCACTTTTGGCAACATATCGTTGAGTTGTTTAATATACTTGAGGTAGTTGCCGAGCATTGTGTTATACAAATCTGCCTCAGGTCTTTTGCGTGAGTACGGCTCTTGCGTTTCCGACTGCGAAAACAATTCAGTCAAGCCATCGCAATGTCTTGTTGCAGTTCTTTCAGTCTGATTCGAGTGAACGCCGCATTTTCAATCAAGCCAACGGCGAGGTCTTTTCTCTTAACTTCTATGTCCTTGTAGATTTCCGTTAATCGCTTTATCTCTCGTTTAATCGCTCTTTGTTCCTTCTGTTCGTCAGTCATTTCAAGTCACCGTCCTTTCACACGATTTTGAGGGGGAGGGGGCTATATATAAGGCGCGCAAAAAATCTAACTGCCCCCCTCGGTCCTACGGTCACTGGTTTCCGATTTTTCAACGGGGGGGATAATCGGTCGGAGCATTCCGCTTTCGTCGAAAAAATATTTTTTCGGTTCGCAACCTATCCCGTGTCCCGGCAAATCGTCATGACACTTTTTGCACACATATAAAAGATTGTCGTGGTTGAGAGTAACATCAGGATTGTTTATGTTGCTCTCATTAATCATGATTTTATGATGCACAATAAAGCAGTGTCGCTCTTTACATAGCTGACACAATCCGCCGTCAACAAGCATTCGCTCTGCGATAAAACTTTGTCGGCAATCCTGCCACTTTTTAGATTTATAAAATCCTATGGCAAATGCCTTAGCCATATCGTACACCACCAAATAAAAAATGGACTTACAACACAGATAGTCCGTCTGCATTATAAGTCCATTGTATATTTTTTCTCGTTGCATTATTGGTGCAATTTAATTATTGTTTGTTATCTTTCGTCTGTCTTAGCTAGCCCCAATAAATAATCAGTAGTAACATTCAGAGCAATTGACAACCTTCGTATATTGTTCGTCGTCGGCGCTATTTCGGCAGTTAGGTATCTACAAATCTGACTGCGTTGAACTCCCGATTTCCTCGCTAACTTTGTCGGGCTGATATCTCTCAGCTTCATAGCCTTTTCAAGTTGCGTTGAAAAATCAACATCAGCCCTGTGTATTTTGTCCATTAATTCGTTGCCCCCTTTTAAAATCTTTAGCTTTATACACTTTACAAAATCTTCCTTTTGAATCAAATGTTATTTTGTTTTTCGCAAGGCAGTAATAAGATGGTGAAGCTTGAAAAAAATTATTTCCTCCGTAATACACGCAGGTCGCACAACGCTTGTGCTTTTGTCTGTATTCATCAGGTGTCATTACTGTCTGCCTCGCTTTCAAGCCAATGTTTCGTGCAGTCAATTGACATCTGTTTGATTTTTTTCAAAGTTTGTTATTGTGTTCACACCTCACTTCAACAATTCATCTGTTGTGATGTTAAATAAATCCGCTACAGCTATTATGGTTTCGATATTAGGCTCAAATTTTCCCTGCTCATAGTAAGATATACTTGTTCTGCTCAAATAGAGCTTTTCACCTAACTCATCTTGCGTTAATCCATTTTTAAGTCTTAACGCTTTGAGCTTTTCCGAGAATGCCATTACTCTTCGCCTCCCATTTCATCCGACCAATCCAACCTCTGCCCACAATGATAGCAGTAATTCAATAAGCCTTTGCCTGTGAATTTTCTTCCGCAGTTAGGACACTCATATGTCTGCACATAGCGGATTACCTGTTTATCAGATTTAACAGGCTTTTTTGGCTGATTCAACGCTATGATCTTCTCAAAATCGTTGTAGTCTTTTTCGGTTTCGCATCTGATTTCAACAACTTTAAATGGCTGTTTGACAGGTTCAAATTCCATTGTTTCTTTGTTTAGCACAAAATCCATCACTCTTCACCTTCCTCAATAGGCTGATTCCAACACCTATAACAGCTAATATACAAGTCACTTTTTTTTGTTTTTGCACAACCCGAAACAACTCCTAATTTTTTTAGGCAAACCTTTGGTACTCCGTGATCAAGCTCTGCGTTCGGATAATTCTCCAAAAGCTCCGTAAGATATGTCTTTTGCGGATGCTTATCTGACCATTTCTGTACAATACTGATTGCCCTTTTCGGGTACTTATTTTCAATATTTGTGCAATCGTTACCGTGTCTTAAAGGGCAGTCGATACACTCCAAAATGCTTGCACACAGCCTCTCTTTTTCGGCAAAATAATTTGCAGTAATATTACAATCAATCATTTTCTTCATTCTCCTTTAATTTTTCGGTTATTCTTTTGGTTAAGCCGTTTTCGTTGGTTAGGCATTCTAAGGCTTGGAGGGCATTGATTACGGTTTGCTCGTTGGTTTGGGACTGATACATCTTACGGACGAAGTCGGCGCTTTTCTTTACATTATCCATAATTCTTTGTGAGAGCATACGGTATTCGTCTGCGTCGTTTCTGTCACGCTTATACTCCGTTCTGAGCTTGTCCTGCCATTCAAGGCAGATGTTTATGTCCCAGCCTTTATGACGGTTGTTGTAGCCGACCTTTGCAAGCCTTGAAAAGTATTTGTATTCGGGCGGAGGAAAGGCTGAGTAATCAAGCTGACCGTCAATTGCTTTATCTTCAAGCTGTTCAAACACCTGTGGATTGTTAAAATCATATTTTTTCATATTACCTCCTGCGGAGGCTTGTGGTGGGTTTGGTGCGATTTTAAAGAACCCTTTCTATATATGTATTAGTTTATTTTTTCTTATACGAAAGGTTAGAAAAACCCGTAAACCCTCCTCAAGCTACCACACTAACAATCTTTATAAATTGAAATTCCATTGAAATAATTGAAATTTCTTCCCTTTACTTTTTCAAATCGTTTGGCAAGCTCGGTGCTGAATTTGGTATTTGACATACAATATTCGTTGTTATCCCCTGCCCAGCTTGTATAGGCGGCATAGAGCGTGCTTGCCTGAACCGAACCCTCTAACACACATCTGTCCTCGATAAAGGCGGAAATGACATCCATTTCACGCTTGTACTCTCTCACGCTCTGAAGAACGGCAGACGGCATTTTTAAGCCCTCTCTCTGCCACAGAATACAGCCGTCGATACACCATTTGAAAATTGCGGTCATTTCGGCTTTGAGCTTATGCGTAAGGTTCTTATCAACCTTATCCTCGGGAATCTGAACATTGAACGGTATCATATGTATTCTTCGCCATATGCCCGTGTCAGTGCCTCTGATAATCGGTTTATGGTTTGTCGCCATCCACAGCTTAAACTCGGGCTTGAACTCAAATTCCTCGCTGTACAGCTTTCTTGCCGTTACGGTATCGTCACCCGTAAGCTGTTTGAGAAGTCCCTCATTAATTCGCACGCCCTCGTTCGGCTCAACCGAGGTGACAAGTCTTGCACCCTTTAACCGTGCAATGTCGCTGTTTATGGCACTGCTCTGCGAATTTCTCACCATAATAGTTTCAGGCTGAATGTTTGCGGCATAGTCGCCGAATACATCACGGATAACATCAATGAATGTACTCTTGCCGTTTCGTCCCGTGCCGTAAAGGAAGAATGCGCATTGCTCGGCTGTTGAGCCTGTCAGACTGTAACCGACCGCCTTTTGAATGTAGCGAATAAGCTCCTTATCGCCTGCAAAAATATCGTCAAGGAATGCAAGCCAACGGGGACACTCTGCCGTTTGAGAGCAGTCAACCGAAGTAATCTTTGTGAAATAATATTCTGGATTATGCGCCCTCACTTCGCCGTTTTTAAGGTTGATTATTCCGCTTGGGGTGTTTAATGCCATACGGTATTTATCCATTTGTGCCGGAAGTACGGGGATATGGTGTTCAACCTCGTTGAGCATTGCTTTTTTTGATTTGTTGGAACGGCTTGCTTTCATATGCTTTTCGAATGCTTTTGACATATCTCCGCCGTTCTCCTCATCAGCTTGCAAGTACAGCCTTGCTTCGGCTTTCATAGCCTCAACGCTTTTGTCTGCCATTCGCAAAACTACCCCGATATTGTCAACACACCACTTCATAGAATTGTAGTAATACCACTTTTTCTCAGTGTAACAATACCTTACATTATCGCCGAATAAATCAACAAACCTGTCGGCATTGCCCATATCGTCAAAGGTGTAGGCACGCATTTTTTCTTCGTCAATCGCTTGAACAGCCTTGCCGTTGCTGATTGAAATTGAATAATCGTTATGCTGTTTTGGGTTATAGGTCTGCGTACAGCCCGACACAGCCTTTTGCAGGGTTATAATGCCGTAGGTTGTACCCGACTGTTTTCTGTCCCACTTGTCACGCATTAAGCCTGATTGTCTGAAAATCGAATCCATTTTGTCGGTATCGCAACCGCACCAAAACGCAAGCATATTGCAAAAAGCCATATCCGCCTCGCTCTGTGACGAGTAAGCCGAAAAATCACCGCTGTACAGAGCCTTGAAAAGACTTCCGTTCTTGGCATTGCAGGCGATTCTGACAATATCGTCAACGGTGTTCGGATTAATCTCAATGTTACGGAGCTTAGGCTGTGGCTCTGTTGCCTTGCCGAGATATTTTGAATGCAACGGCTTTATGCTTTCGGTGCAATCGTTTATGTACGCATATGCAGAGCAGTAATCTCCTGTCACTACGAAGAATCTGCCGTTTTCGTACATTTCAAAACCGCCCAAATCATTCTTCGCCTTTCTTCTGCCCTCGGGAAGAGTTCCCTTGCAGATTATGTGAACGCCTGTCTTGCTCTGCGAAAATTCGGTATAGCTCTGCAAAGTGTTCACAAACTCGCTGATTATGTTGTCAGCTCCGCCGTTTTGGTAGTCCTGAATGTCATTCGGCATATCGTCAAGGTCAACACCGAAAAACGGTGAATTTGAGAACATAAAGCCTATGCCCGAATATTTGGCGGATTCTCTGACTGCTGTTTCAAAGTCTGACCAAGTGTCCGAGTTATTCGGCATTGCAAAGCCACCCGTTCTTGGATTTATCGGTTTCTTTGAAATTCCGCTGTGCGATTTCGGATCTGGATATGACTGCCAGCACACCCAGTTTTTGTAACCTTTCAATTCCTCGGGAACTGCAAAATATTTATTTTTATTTGGGTTTAAATTTGTAAAGCCCATTTTTTCACCTCCATATATAAGGAAAAACACGGTGAAAATTGCACTGCTTTATGCAATTCCCGAAGAATTTTTTTAAAATCAGAACGGCAAATCATCGTCAATCGGCATATCAACAAAGCCCTGATTTGCTGTCTGTGCAGGTGCATAACTCTGCTGTGGCTGTGCATAGGCTGTAGCTGTATTGGTTGTCGTCTGCTTTGGAATATGCTTTACAGTCGGATATTTTGTAGGATTTCTCCAGCTTACTCGCTCCTGTGTTTTTCCGTTGTATTCTTCGTGCTTTATAGTTACACGCAACGGCTTATTGACAAGCTCACCGCAGAACTGCTCAAGGCTGTCGTACTCCTTGCCATCGGGAAGTCCTGCCGCCTTGCCGAGTGCCATAATCTGACCATAGCTGTATCCCTTGACCTGCAAGTCTGCGTTTGTAGGCTCTTTCTTCTTCCACAATGTATCAAATATATATCCGTTTTTATAGTTCTGCTCAACATCATTTCTGATTACCATTGAGATGTTCAGATTTTCTTTGCCATTCTTTGTTACTCTCTCCTCAACCTTAGCGATAAGGCACTCATAATCACCCTCAGGCTTGATTGAACTGCCCTGTGTTGCTTCGTTCCAGTTTGATTTAAAACCCATGATTATTCCTCCAAAATTAATTTAATTGCTTCATCGGCACTTCTGCATATTCCTGCTACCGCACCGTTGAGTTTCATCATCTGTATAAATTTCTGTTGTTTTTCGGTAGGTCTGCCCTTGGGAGTTTTAACCTCGATAAAGACCGCCCTGCCATCTGATTTTCTGACACCGAACAAATCCGAAAATCCGGGCGGAACTCCCGTATTGAAATATCTGCCGTCCTTTGTAAAGCCTGCGCCCACATTGATACGGAAAATATCGCAGTACGGTGCAATTGCAATACGGATTTTGTTCTGAATTGCGTGTTCTTCTGTCAAGCTATCATACCTCTCTTTCGTGCCTGAAAATATGCCCAGCCTGTTTTGTAGCCGTGGCTTTTTGCGTATGCAAGCAAGTCCGCATAGCTGTGGCAATCATCGGGTGTGCTGAAATCAAGCTTGAATCCCTCAACCTTAATTAGCTTTGCGGTGGTATCGGTTTCAACGGTCCTTTCGGCTGTCGGGAAAACATAACCGCAATGCGGACACACGGCTTTCTGCCCTGCCGGCGGTGCTGAAAATGTAAAGAAACATTCGGGACATTGTCTGACCTTTTCCTCCTGCTCCTTTTCGATTTTTTTAACACTCAGCTTTTTGCGTTTTTCAAGCGTCCATTCTCGGTCGTCATCAGGCATTCCGTGCCTTGCATAGTTGCCCACATGGTCAATGATTACCGCCCTTTTGTTTGGCTTATAGCGCATACATCGCATTGACTGCTGAATGTAAAGCGTAAGGCTGTGAGTAGGTCGGAGCAGAATCGTGCATTCGCAGTCAGGCACATCAAAGCCCTCTGAAATCAAATCCACATTGCAGAGGATTGTAATTTTGCCGTTCCTGAAATCGGCTATAATCTGTTCTCTCTGTGCCTTCGGAGTTGCTCCGTCAATATGCTCGGCTGAAATTTCTGCGTCACGGAATGCCTTCGCTGTTGCAAGACTGTGCTTTACCGAGGAACAGTAACAGACGGCTTTTTTACCGTCTGCAAGCTGTTTGTAATATTTGA